CCAGTGCATTTGTTTACGAGCTCGATGAAACATTGGCTCACTACGAATTAAGAGGAGAGATTTCCAAGAAAATTGGATATGCTCTTGCTCAGAAGTACGACAGACTCATCTTTAGAGCGATTGCTCGAGGTGCTAGAGCTGCTTCTCCTATCACAAAGACTAATTTTGTCGAGCCCGGCGGTACACAGATCCGTGTAGGTACAACTACAAACGCATCTGACGCTTACAGCTCTTCAGCTCTAGTCAACGCTTTCTACGATGCAGCTGCTGCACTAGATGAGAAAGGTGTTTCTACTGATGGTAGAGTTGGTGTACTTAACCCAAGACAATACTACGAACTTATACAAGCTGTAGGTTCTAACGGACTTGTCAACAGAGACACACAAGGTACAGCATTACAGTCTGGTAATGGTATCATTGAAATTGCAGGCATCAAGATCTACAAGTCAATGAACATCCCATTCTTCAGTCAGTATGGTACTAAGTATGGAACTGGATCTGCAACTAACCCCGGCGTAACAGACCCCGGAAATACAGGATCATTCGTATCAGAAGCTGTAGAAGATGCTGCTGCTGACGTAACCGGAATCAACAATGAGTACGGTGAAGAGACTGAATTTGCAAACAGTTGTGGACTTATCTTCCAGAAGGAAGCTGCTGGTGTTGTAGAAGCTATCGGACCACAAGTTCAGATAACTTCAGGCGACGTTAGTGTAGTTTACCAAGGCGACGTAATCTTAGGAAGACTTGCCATGGGTGCAGACTACCTCAACCCTGCCGCTGCTGTCGAGCTATTCGCTGGAACAGCTACAAAACCATCTGGTTTCTAATTTATTTTTTTATACGGGGAGTGTATTCTCCCCCTTTTTTATTATGCCTTTTCCAACCACAAACGCTAAACAAGAGCTACCAGCTATCAACCAAATATTAACATCATGTGGTCAGGCTCCTGTAACTACACTAGACCAAACCAACCCGGAAGTTGCGATTGCCTATGATACACTGTTACAGGTGTCACGAGAGGTACAATCCGAAGGATGGACTTTCAACAGAGAGTATCATTACACTGATATCACACCTGATGTTAATAAAGAAATACTTATACCTAATAATATTATACAGATTAAACTCTCAGAGGACTCACAAAACACTTCTCACGATGGGATTAGAAGATCAGGTAAGTTGTATGATAGACAGAATCATACATACCAGTGGGACTATAGTCCTGAGTTTGATATAATCTGGTATTTTGATTGGATTGATTTACCAGACCCAATACAAACCTATATTACAGCCAGAGCAGCAACACTTGTATCTGGTAAGATAGTAGGAGACGACGATCAGTACGCTCGTCTACAACAGCAAGAAGCACTTGCTAGATCATCAGCTATGGAGTACGAAACAAGTCAAGGACAGTTTACTATGTTTGGACATCCTCAAGGACAGCAGAACTACTATCAAAGCTATCAACCATTTCATGCTTTACAACGATAATGCCTTCAGTCACACAAAGAGTTGACAGCTATCTAGGTGGTGTATCTAGACAATCAGATGATAAAAAACTTCCCGGTCAAGTAGAAGAATGTCTTAACGGATACCCTGACCCAACCTTTGGTCTGACTAAAAGACCGGGATTTAAATGGATTGCTAACCTCGGTAGTGGCACTACATACGACAACTCAAAATGGTTCTACATTAATAGAACTGCAACAGAAAAATATATAGGATGTATTACACCAGCATCAGGAGGCTCTACAGGAGCTATCTATATCTGGAATATACTAACAGGCTCACCAGCTAACGTAACTTATGGTACAGGAGCTCAGGCTTACCTTTCAGCAGCTTCACGTACAGATTATGATGTGCTGACAGTACAAGATACAACTATTATAACTAACCGAACAACACAAGTACAGGTTACTTCTCCACCAAGTGGTGCAAATCAATTCGTTGCTAACTCACAAGCGACTATTAAATTAGTAGGCGAAGTATCAAACGTACCTTATGAATTAAAAGTTAACTCAACAAGTGTAAACGTTACTTATACAGCTAGTAGCACAGACAGATACTCAACAGTACTAACTGCATTAGAAAATGCTATCAATGGCTTAGGTCAAGGATATACTATAGTACAAACTGCCGATAGTTTACATCTAAGCCGTTCAACAGCATTTACTCTTACAGGTACTGGTGGTGTAATTGGCAACAGACTTACAATCTTTCAAGATCAGGTTTCTTCATTAGTTGAGTTACCGAATGAAAGTAAGAATGGTCACGTAGTAAAAATACTTAGTTCTGGTGCTACAGCCGCTGCATATTATATGAAGTATACTGCTGACAATGGTACATCTGGTCCCGGATTTTGGTCAGAAACTGTAGCTCCAGATGTATCTACTGGACTGGTAGATACTACGATGCCACATGAGTTACTTAACCCAACTCCAAATAACTTTGTATTTCAAACTATAACCTATAAAGATAGAGTTGTAGGCGATGACGAGACTAATAAACATCCATCTTTTAATGGTAGTACTATACAGCAAGCTTTCTTTCATAATAACCGACTAGGATTTCTTTCTGGTGATGCTGTTATATTAAGTCAGTCAGCTCAGTTTTTTAACTTTTATCATACAACTGCACAAACAGTTACAGATGCAGACCCGATTGACCTTATAGCATCTACTATACGACCAGCTGCACTACACAGTATTATACCTACTACTCAAGGTTTAGTTTTATTTAGTGCTAATCAACAGTTCTTGATGTCATCTACTCAAGGTAACTTAACACCAGCTAGTGCTAACATACGTGCTATATCTAACTACGAAGTAGATACAGAAATAGACCCAGTTGACATGGGTGTAACACTTAATTTTATTAGTAAGACACCTAGTTACACTAGGGTTTTTGCGATGATAACACGTGGTGAAAACGAAAACCCAACAGTATTAGACATAGGTAGAGTAGTAAATGAGTGGGTTCCAGCTACAATCGATACACTTATAGCAAGTCCACAAAACCAATTCATTGCATTTTCCGGACAGAGTTCTAAGTACATATACTTCTTTAGAACTTATAATGATGGAGAAAAAAATGTAGTACAAGCATGGTTTAACTGGGAAGCTCCCGGTACTGTACAAGCTATTGCAGCTGACTCTGATGAATTTTTTGCTGTAACTAAACAAGGTACTCAATATACACTAAGTAAAGCAAGTCTGAGCCAAAGTCCAGAAGATGCTATTATTGTTAATAATGATGGTAAGAAAATTAATCCTTGTATAGATTTATATACTACAGCTAGCTCTGTGACTTATGATGCTACAAATGACTTTAGTAAATGTTTCTTACCTTATGATGATATTTCATATCTTAGTCCAGTACTTATTATTAAAGGTTCTACAGCCACCGGTAACTTTATTGAATCTGGATTTGTAATCTCACCAGAACGTGACGTAGAGTCAGGAAACCCATACTTTAAAGTTCCCGGAAAAGATTTGACTTCTGTAGCTAGTGATGTTATAGTCGGATTCAAATATGATTTTGATATTATATTACCAAAAACTTATTTTAAATTAGATCAAGAAGGTAAAAAATCTGATTTTACTGCTAATCTTACGATAGCTCGTATGAAGTTTGCAGTAGGATTATCAGGTGTTATGGGGTTTAAATTAAAATCTAGAGGTGTAGGTCAAGGTCAAAGAGAATATACAGGTGATGGTACTACCACAGAGTTTTCTTGGATTGACGCTGATCTTAGTTATATAGATGATAACCAGATAAAAGTCAGACTTAATAACGTAGAAACTACCGCATTTACAGTTGACAGAACTGGTAACGCACCTAAAGTTATACTTAATTCTGCACCAGCAGCTGGAGTTAACATAGTAATATTTCTTGATGAGTGGTACAATCTTAATCCTGTAGTGAAAGCTGACCAGTACCTAGCAAACGATATACCGTTATCTGAGCAGTCAGTATTTACACTACCTATACATCAGAAATCAGATAACTTTACACTAAGATTATTTAATGACACTCCGTTCCCAGTATCTCTTAACTCAATGATGTGGGAAGGTATTTACTCACCAAGATTTTATAGGAGAATATAAACATGATGATGAATCAGTTTGACGTTCCTATGTCAGATGCTGATATTAATATGACGTCAAACCCTGCAAGGGCTATGCTTGATGAAAAGCTAGCTACTACAGGAGAAAGTAACGGTTGGTTTTGGACAGCTTTAGGTATTGGAGCTAGTATTTACGGATCTAGCAAACAAGCAAGTGCTGCAAGAAGCGAAGCTGAGGCTAGAAACCAAGCTATAGAAAGGCAGTATGAATATGATATGGAGTTGTATGACATGAAGAAACAACAACTCCAAGCAAATCAAGACTTCAAGATAGAAGAGATACAGAATGCTGCAAGACAGGAAGGTCAAATAGCTGCTTTTAAAGACGCATCTAATTTACGACAGTATAATTATAACTTACAGATTCGTAATGCACAGCAAGAAACAAATGAGAAAATGTTTCAAAAGTCTGAAAAGATTTACGAAAACCAGTTAAGTATGAATGCACTGCAAGAGAAAGCAGCTTATGATGATGAACTAAGAAAACTAGACGAAATAAAAGCTGAGTCTATATTTGACCAAGAAGAAGCATATATTGACTCAATCGAAGCTGAAGGTAAGCTACGAGCAAGAGGAGTGGTAGGTCGATCTGCTGACAAACTTGCACAAGCTGCTGCCTTTAAAACTGGCAAACAATTAACTATGCTGAATTTGTCTGTAGATAATGCTGAAGCAGCAGCAGTTTCTGTTTTATCACAGATATCTAGAGACAAAACTGTAGCAGACTTAAATGCTTTTGCTGCAAAAATGTTAGACCCCGGTGAATTACCGATGCCAGTGCAGCCACTTAAAACACCAATGGCTACATTTATATATCCAAGACCATTACAAGATTTTGACTTTGGACCAGAGCCAGTCAAAGGAGCACAATACTCAGCAGCATCTGCAACAGCTGGTATATGGGGTAATGCAATAGCAGGTATAGCAGGTCAGATAGGTAATTACTACGCAAATCAAAGTCAACAGTTTAGATAATAACAATGGCAAAGAACTATAAGAAGTACGCTTCTGGGGGACGATTTAACGCATCAAACATATCCCGAGCTGGGATACAGCAGATGCAAAATCAGTCCCAAATAGTAACAAATGCTCTTCAAAGACAAGCTAATCAACAAAAAGCTGCCGATAATTTATACATTAAAGACCTCGGGGGTAAACTTAAAAGAGAAGCACAAAACAGAGCAGACATACAAGACTTAGAAAACAAAGTACTACAAAGGCAACAAGAAGCTACGGCTTTGCGTGGTCAAAGAGAAGTTGAACGGCTTAGAAGTCAAGCAGATCAGTACCGTGATCGGGCACAGATGATTGGGCAACTTGCTCCAAAGTTAAGCAAAAGCTTGATTGGACTAGCTCAAAATGTTACAGAATATGCTGATATACAATCTGCTGAAGCTGAGTATCGAGAGATGCAAGCTGATGGACGCTTAGATACTTTAGTAGATTTTTGGAACTCAACTGATAATTTAGAACAGCAGGCAAGAGAAGACTTAGTACAAAAACGTGTACAAGCAATCGTAACAAACGATCGGACAACATTTGATTATTTATCAGCTGTTGGTCGTAATAATAGCAAACACTTACAAAGAAAAATATTTGAAAATCTCAAAACTAACTTTCCTAGTATTGAGAATGATTATTTAAACTTTGTTAGAGATGAAGCTGGTATAAAACTTGGTAATAATATCAAAGAACTATACTCATTTAGAGCTCATGAGTTTTTAAGACAGTATGGTATCAGCCCTAAGTCTCCTACTGGAATTAAAGTTATACAACTATTTGATTCTAAAGCTGCTGTCAAAGAATATCAATTTAAGCTAGAAAGAGATAAATTAAACGGAGAACAAGACGAGAAAAATAATACTGACAACTTACGTAATGTTTGGAATCAACCACTTGGTAATAATTATACCAGTGACAATCAGTATCAAGATGCTCAGACCTTTGTTAAAAATATTCTCGTAGATAAGATGGGTACTCCCGGTGTTACCAGAAGTGGTACATTAGCACCAAGTACAACAATTAATCCATTACCATCTTTTAGAGAGTGGGCTAAAGCACAAGCTTTTTCTCCTCGTTATCGTACTAATCCTGATTTATTTAGACGAGAAGTGTTAGGTATAGCTAACGGTCAAAATGGTTATATATTACCTACGACTCGAGGTAATGAAAAAGGTATACCAATCTTTGATAAGCTTGAGTATCTCGAAGCTGAGATGATGAAAGACTATGCTGACGTTACAAAGGAGTTAAATAAAGCAGATCAAGTTGTCCAAAAAGCTAAAGAAGCTGGCAAAGTAAAAGAAGCTCAAGCACATGTAAATAGTGACAGATATGATGAAGACTTTACTCAAATTTATAGAGACATAGAAGCTACTGAAAGCACGGCTGCTAAGAAAGTATATTATAATCATATTCAGTTTCATTCAGCTGACGGCTTAAGTCAGAATACAGTAGATCATGTTTTAAAGGCTGCACAGCAAGCTGACTTTTCTCAGTTTATATTTAGATATAATAAGTTAAGTAAAGAAGACAAAGAAGGTGCAGTTTTACTACCCTTTAAAAAAACTCTAGACTCTCTTGAGCAGGTAGCAGGCAGCTACGATGCGATTGAAACAAAAGTAAAACAAGATATAAAATCTAAAATTACTGCTGCTGTTAAAGAAAACATGATAGACCAGACTCGTCATGATACAGCGTCACAAGCGGAGGAAGCAGCAGAATTATGGTTTTATAACAAGTATAGAGCTAATAGTGAAATTGAAGATCCTAATCAGCGTTACATTACCACACTTGAACAGCTTGAAAAACAACTTGGTTTAGATGAAGCACCTCAAGATGGTATTGTAGGTAAAGGTTTATTTAGAAACAGACCCGGTACAACTGGTGAAAATAAAACTGTATTTATAATGTTTAGTGATGCTGATGCTAAAGGTGATACTATAGGAGAAAAGATAATAGATTCAGAAATCCAAAAAGGTACAAGTGTAAAAAATCTACTAGCCAGAAAAGATCTTGTATCAAATGGAGAGACTAGATTATTAGCAGAAGCCGCTATACGAGGTACTGATAATATAGTTTTACCTAAAAATTTACAATACGTACTTAATAATTATTATCCTAAAGGCACAAACGCACATCACATAGTAAATCAGTTTTTAGCATTACAAAAGTA